AGCCGCCAATTTGCAGCATTACGCCGATGCCAATCACAACGGCGTTCCTAATGCAGCAATTAAAACCATCCTCTCTCAATTTTTCAAAGGTATCAATCACAATGGCTGACTTGCTTACACCATTTGACAGAAGAGTTCATCTTGCGCCTGAAGAATGGAAAGGGCCTCTTGTTGACGTAATGGATTCTTTTGAATCAGTTTGTCTTTATTTAAAGGATGCTGATTGTTCTTTCCCGGTTACGCCTGAACTTGCGTTGGGTTTAACCAAACTTGTCCTTAATCAAAAAACTAAAAACAATGCCTGATTTCAACATTGGTTTCGTTCAGTTCACTACGTTAGAGGAAAACAAAAAATCAGAAAAAAGCCCAGATGTTACTGGGAATCTTGAAGTTCTTGAGTCAGACATCCCTGAGCTGATCAAGCATCTGCAGACCGCAGAACGTGAGCTTGACTATCAAGAAGAAAACAAGGTCGTCAAGATTCGCTTGGCTGGCTGGAATGGCACAACACGTAAGGGAAACCCTATGCTCAAAGGAAAGCTAAATGCTCCATATCGCCCTGAATCAAAGCCTGCCCCAGTCTCCAACTGCACCGTTGACTTTTAACTAACTCAAGGGCACGGCTAAACACCGTGCCTATTTTTTCAACATGACCAAGCCCACAATTCGCAAAGTCAAAAAGAATGGAGAGTGGATCTGGGAAGTTGAATGCGGGGGGATTGTTCGCCAACACAAGCAAGATTGGCAAGCGCAATGGCTTTACAGCTATCTAATGCGGCTCTATAACAGCGACGAGACCAATCCGCAGAATTGACTCATGGCCCCAGTCAACATGAACTGGACTACTCGTCCACAAGATCAGATTGATGCAGCCAAAACACGAGTCAGAGACACCATGCACGAAGCAAACCCAAAGCTGACAACACTTGAAAAAGCTTTCAGGGCTTCTGCGTTACGTCAAAAAAGACAGCCTCCATCAAGGCAATATGGCCAACCGCTTGTTTGAGCAATTTGCCTTGATGCCATTGCTGACGCGCCATCGCAACACATAGCTGAGACAAAACATCAGCATTGCTGCAATCTTCAATTTCTCGAACGCTGCGTTCCAATGTCAACTCCTCTTCAAGGCTCTGTTCAACCACCATCCAGTCGAAACTGTTCAAGGGCTCGTTTTTCGGAGGCATAGGGCTCCTCACTCTTAAAACGTATGTAATCACCTATAGCCGGAACTAACCAGTCCTGCACTGGTAAACAAGCTTGCCAATTCACAGGTTGAACACAGTTCATCACAACTGTTGTCCAGAAAGCACTGATATATCCCCAATTCATCGATCAACAAATATGGCCCACCCACTCGCTTCACCCTCAATCAAAAAACGTTGATAGAAAGCAGGCCGTGACATCCTGATCAACTCCCCTGATTTTGTGGTGTCATGTCCGCCATGCTCCATGTCTGGCTTTCCCATTGGATCCATTGCGATGAAATCGTCTTTGTCATAGCCAATGATTACGCTCCAATGCCCGCAACCCTCGCTGTTACACACTGCTGGGTTTCCTTTGGTGAAATCACCTTTATGAAGCCAGCCAACCATTAGCGGTCTACCAGCATCAATCTCAATCTCAATGTCCTCCACTCTTACGTTTTTCCGGAACTCAACGTCAAGACCAAGTGATCTCAATGCAGAAACCTGAGCGTGAACTTCTGTCGTGTCTCCATACTTTCGGCGCACCTGCCTATAAGCGTCTTGACTTTTTACGCCATGATAAAAAGCCACAACCATGGCAGCAGCAGAATCAAAACACTCCCGGTAGCCATAGCCAGTTGGACTGTCTAGTTGGTTGTAATACGGGACGCCAAAAACCTCTTGGTGAATGCCGCTTGTTTTCCACATCTCAAACCATTCAGCTTCGTCATCAAGCAAGTCTTGATCAATAGAACGTTCTAGTTCCGCAATAGCAGCTAGCTGATGTGGATCATCCTTTTTAAAGAACTGAAAAAACGGGAGAAGTGACAATAAACCCACGACTATGACCCAAACCCACATGTCTTACTTTTCAACCCGTCCTCCTGGGAAGAGTAGATCCTGCACATACTTGCAAGCAACGTCATCAAGTTGGTTGTCGGTTTGCTCGCTGATCTTGATCAGACAATCCATCAACAGCTGTTTTACGGCTGGTGACTTGATAAAAGCAAACAGAATTGGCTTTAGAAGTAACAGCATGGAAACACTGCATTTGCCGAAATTCTAAGTCCGGTTTGCGTGTCCTTCCAGTCGTGCAACATTCTGCTCTAGGTCTGAGATTCGAGCGAATAGCTCCTGATCTCTTACGCGCAAGTCGGCGTGGAGAACATCCATACGGCTCGCTAAATTATCGACAGCTGAGGTGAGGCGTACTAGAGAATCACGTCCATGCTGGTTTTCACGGCTAGCGCCTTTGATACCAGAGGCAGCCACGCCTATTGACGCACCAGCAACAGCAGCCCAGATTTCAACCACCATTCGACCTCTAGCGTGAACTCATCATGGCAGAAGAACAGGCTAAGCAAGAGCAAGAAAATGACAACTCACGATTGGGTGATGTCATCAAGGTTGTGTTGCTCGGCTGGGCAATGGCAATCCTGACCGCAAACTACCTTGGCGTTTTCAAGCAATCGCTTGATCCCACCTACCCAGCTTCCATATTGAGTGGAACGGCAGCGTCCTTTGGCCTAGCTGTCGGCAACAATAAAAAGAAAAAAGAAGAGCCTACAATTAAAGAACAGACCTCTACGTCCAAACCCAAATGAGACGTTTTCTCTTTGTTTTTTGCCTAACATTGTTTGCGTCAAGTCCTGCGTCAGCAGAAATTACGCACAAAATACAATCATCAATTTCGCTAACTGTTGATGGAGCGGCGTCCCAAGCAATTAGGCTTCCTTCTTCAATGGCAGTATCTGGCTCTAACGTCACTTTGGGTACTGCTCCATCTTTGGGGACACTTAGTTCCGGTACCGCTCTTGGTTATACTCCTGGCGATTACAGTATTACTACTGCTGGTGACAGCTTTTCGTATTCAGAGTCATACTTAGAAGGTGACGACGTTCCAACTGTGCTTTCAACAACTGTCACTTCCGGTGTGGTTCCTGCACTGCCTATTTTTTCCAACACAACAACAACATCGGGTGGAGTTGCTGGAACATTGGCTGGCACAATTGCAACAGACGGTGCATTAACTGTCACGGCTGGTGGAGCTGGCACTACAGCCATCGGTCAAGTTATACAGGAGCTGACAATTAAATAATGCGTGTTTTACTACTTGTTCTTTATGCAGGCTTTGACTTGCTGGCAACTGCTGCTGCAGTTGCAATTCCAGTCGTTCCAAACTTTCAACAAGGCGTGCTTCACAGCACAACAAAAACAACATCAAAGGTTGTTGAAGTCATCAACTCTTACGAGTACAGAACAGGCTACGAGTACAGCGCAAGTGGAACCAATATCGCCCCAGAAGGTGGCGCAATTGCTCCGGCTAGCCTGACCACAACAACAAACACGCTCAATGGTGTTTCTAGTCGTTGGACTGGTCTTGACCCTGCTGGCAAACCTGTCTGGAACATCGTCAAACAAGGCGCATCGTTCCAGTTTGTTGAAACGCTCCAAGGGCCAGGACTCACAAATCACACGATGATTACTAGAGAGACAGACATTGAATCTTTAACAGAAACAACAAGCACCTTTAGTCAATGAAGCGAGCCATTGCAACGCTTTTGCTGCTAACCGCTCCAGCACAGGCACAAGTCTCAAGCACTGCCGCTCCAGTCGCAAACAGCTCTGGATCAGTTACGAATCAAGCCGTACAAGTCGTGCCCGCAAGGCAATTCACCAATACTTACGGTTCAGGTATTAGCTGCCAAGGCGCAACGTTAAATATCAACCCATTCATTAGTTCAACAACAGGCTGGGCAGACCCGTATGAGAAATACTATAAAGAGCCTGTTTATGACACGATTGATCTTGTTGGTGCGTTCGACCCTGAAGGCAACGCTATCCCAGATGGCAGGCCAGATAATCCGGGCAATGTCCTTTTTTACAAGCCAATGCGGACAGGACAAAAAACTAACTTCTCAATCAACGGTGGTGTTACAGCCACGATTTCGATACCGCTGGATCGCCATCACGTTAGAACTTGCCGAAAAGCAGCCGAAAAACAGGTGGCACTTTTAGACGCAACACTTGCAGACAAAAGACTTAATTACGAAATTGCAAGACTGAAAAACTGTGCAGACCTCATGAAAGAAGGCGTCATGTTTCACCCCAAATCGCCTTACAGCAAAATCTGTGCCGATGTTGTCCTAACTAATCCGCCAGGCGTCTTGCCGCCCCACATCCATCCAATACCTACTTCTTCAAAGACCGTTGAAACTTCCGGCGCTGCCAAGCTGACTCAACAGCAGTCTGTTTCCCCAGCGTCTCCTTAATTTTCTTAATCGTCTTTTTGACAGCTGGTTTAATCGTCTTCAGCAAGATGTCGCCTAATGGTTTGGCCATGACTGCCGCTGTTGTCGCAACAACCGCAATCGTTGCAGTCGTGACCACAACAGGCGAGCCAGGTAAATGGTTGCCGAGAATCGCTGGTATGTCCAACGACTTGAACTGGGTTTTGCA